GATTCAGCTTACGCATTTAAAAATGCAGCAAGTGTTATCTAAAATGATGCCTGACGGTGTTTATATGGATGCTGATGGTTTAGCTGAAATAGATTTAGGTAATGGTACAAACTACAATCCGCAAGAGGCGCTTAACATGTTCTTCCAAACAGGTTCTGTTATTGGGCGCTCATTTACGCAAGAGGGTGATATGAATCCTGGTAAAGTACCTATACAACCTTTACAAACGGGTGCAGGTGGTCAAAAACTACAAACGCTTATACAGACGTATAACTATTACTTGCAGATGATTCGTGACGTTACGGGTCTTAATGAAGCACGTGACGGTTCTATACCTGATTCAAGAGCATTAGTTGGTGTACAAAAGCTAGCGGCTGCAAATTCAAATACGGCTACAAGACACATACTTGATGCAGGTTTATTCTTAACCGCTGAAACCGCAGAGGCCTTATCACTACGTATTTCAGATGTTTTAGAATACAGCAGTTCTAAGGAAGCGTTTATTCAAAAAATCGGCGGGTTTAATGTAGCAACACTTGAAGAGCTTAAAGAATTACACTTATACGATTTTGGTATATTCTTAGAACTAGCACCAGACGAAGAAGAAAAAGCATTATTAGAAAACAATATACAGACCGCGCTTTCTGCAGGTTTGATTGATTTAGACGATGCTATAGACATTCGTGAAGTTAGAAATATTAAGCTAGCTAATCAGTTATTAAAGTTACGCCGCAAGAAAAAGTTAGAGCGCGACCAGGCTATGCAGCAGCAAAATATCCAAGCACAAGCGCAAGCAAATGCACAGGCACAACAGGTTGCAGCACAAGCGGAAGTACAGAAAGACCAAGCATTGTTCCAAACAAAAGCACAGCTAGAGCAGCTTAAAGGACAGATGGAACAACAAAAAATGCAAGCAGAGGTTGCAGCTAAGAAAGAACTTATGGCTCTTGAGTTTAATTACAATATGCAACTTAAAGGTATTGAGGTTGAAGGACAGAAGTCAAAAGAAAAACAAAAGGAAGACCGTAAAGACGAAAGAACCAAATTACAAGCTTCTCAACAAAGCGAATTAATAGAGCAAAGACAGAAGCAAACAGGTCCTAAAAACTTTGAATCTGCTGGAAATGACATCATTGGCGGTGGATTTGGTTTAGGAACCTTCGAACCTAAGTAATAATAACCATATATAATTATATAATATTTTATCATGAGTGAAGAATTTAAACCAGCTACCAGCATAGATGATGATGGTACAATTAAAGTAGACTTCAGTAAAAATGCCATTCAAGAGCAAAGCACAGATGACAGCGATGCTGCTGTCGAAGAACCCGGAAACGAAGAAAGTAGCCAAGAAGTGGTTGAAGAAGTACGGGACACCGAAGAAGAGCAAGTAGTAACAGAAGAGACTGAAGAACCTGCTCAAGAGGTTGCAGAAGAAGAGCCTGTACTACAGGAAATTACAGAAGAAGAAGTTGAAGAGGCTGCTGGAGAGCTTCAAGAAGAAGTTGCTGAGGCAATTGAAGAAGCAAAAGAGTCTGGTGCTGAATTACCTGAAAACATTCAGAAGGTTGTAGACTTTATGAATGAAACAGGTGGAACGCTAGAAGACTACGTTCGCCTTAATACAGATTACAGTGCGTTAAACGAAGAACAATTACTTCGTGAATACTATCAAAGTACAAATCCGCATTTGGATAATGAGGACATCGACTTTATGATGGAAGACAAGTTTTCATACGATGAAGACATTGACGACGAGCGTGAAGTGCGACGTAAAAAGGTAGAGCGTAAACAAGCATTAGCAAATGCTAAAAATCATTTAGACGGACTTAAGTCTAAATACTACGAAGAAATTAAAGCAGGATCACGTTTGAATCCTGAACAGCAAAAAGCGGTTGATTTTTTCAATCGTTATAATAAAGAAAGTGAGGAAGCTGCTAAGATTGCAGAAAGACAAACTACGCGTTTTAAGCAAGAAAGTGCTAAAGTTTTTAACGACAAATTCGAAGGTTTCGATTTTAACGTCGGCGAAAAGAAATACCGCTTTAAAGTAAAGAACGCTAGTGAGGTTAAAGAGACCCAAGGCGACATTAACAATTTTATCAAGAAGTTCTTGAACGAAAAGGGTGAGATGTCAGATGCTAAGGGTTATCACAAATCTCTGTTTACAGCAATGAACGCAGATCAAGTTGCACAACATTTTTATGAGCAAGGTCGCTCCGACGCTCTTAAATCAAGTATGGCTAAAGCTAAGAATGTAGATATGGACCCGAGAGGGGTGCATGAAAAAGTTACTACATCTAACGGCTGGACTGTACGTGCGGTTGATAGCGGAGAAAGTGCTTCTAAGCTTAAGGTTAGATTTAATAAATAATAATCCATTAAAAATTTATAATAATGGCAGGATTTTTAAACGGTGGTGCATTTCCAGCATCACTAACGCCGCGTCCAACTAAAACTCCGGATGCGTCAAATTATATAAACTTTGCTGACACTAGCTTTAGCCAGTGGTCACAACAATACCTTCCTGAGGTATATGAAAAAGAAATCGAGCGTTACGGTAAGCGTACTATAGGCGGTTTCTTACGTATGGTAAGTGCAGAAATGCCGGTAGCTTCAGATCAAATTATTTGGTCAGAACAAGGACGTTTGCACCTTGCATTTAGCGGTGTTACTTTTACTGTAGCCGGTTCTGGCACTTCTGCTGTAACAACATTGATTTTCGGTACTGCTGCTGAAGCTGCTTTGCTAGCTAAAGGCATGACTCTAGTTGTAGCTGATGGTAGCAACAACGTAGCTAAGGTACGCGTATCTGCACTTGCAACTGGTACTCCAGCTGTAAATGTTACTGTAGATGTTTACGGATCAACTGATCTTACAGCTGCTAGCTTAAGTGGTTCTTTAAGCGCATTCGTATTTGGTTCTGAATACGCTAAAGGATCTGGTAAATCAGAGTCTATCGGTATTTCAAGAGATGCTAACTTTGAAACTTTCAATAACAAACCAATTATTTTACGTGACAAATACAGCGTTGCTGGTTCTGACGTAGCTCAAATCGGTTGGATTGAAGTTACTTCTGAAGCAGGCACTTCTGGTTACTTATGGTACTTAAAGTCTGAGCACGAGTCTCGTCTACGTTTTGAAGACTACCTAGAAATGTCTATGGTTGAAGCTGAAAAGAAAGGTTCTGGAAACATGGCAGTTGACGGTACTGAAGGTATGTTTGAGGCTATCGAAAATCGCGGTCTTATTTATTCTGCTTCTGATTTTGACGGCGCTGGTGGTTTAAGCCAGTTTGACGAAATCTTAACGCAACTTGATAAGCAAGGTGCTATTGAAGAAAACATGATGTTCTTAGACCGTGCTAAGTCTTTAGAGATTGACAACATGCTTGCGGCTCAAAATTCTTACGGTGCTGGTGGTACTTCTTTCGGTGTATTTAACAACGAAGAAGACATGGCGTTAAACTTAGGATTCTCTGGTTTCCGTCGTGGTTCTTATGATTTCTACAAAACTGACTGGAAATACTTGAACGATGCAACTACTCGTGGCGCTATCGGCGACATCGAAGGTGTTATGGTTCCCGCAGGTACTTCTACAGTTTACGATGAAAACTTAGGTAAGAACGTTGCACGTCCATTCTTGCACGTACGTTACCGCGCTAACGAAGTTGATGATCGTCGCATGAAGTCTTGGGTTACTGGTTCAGTTGGTGGCAACTACACTAGTGAAGAAGATGCAATGAACGTTCACTTCTTGTCTGAGCGTGCACTTTGTGTACAAGCAGCTAACAACTTTGTATTGTTGAAAGCGTAATAGCTTATATTTAATATGGTCCTCGGCTTCGGCCGGGGGCTTTATTTTTCTTTTATTTAATTATATTATATCATGGCAACAGCTAAAAAACCTGCAGCTAAAAAGGCTGCACCAAAAAAAGAAATGCCTGTAGAGGCACCGGTAGTATCATTTGAAAATGCCGATAAACCATTAACAGCATCTGCGGAACCCAAGTGGGAATATAAAGACCGCTTATATGAAATGACAGGTAATAAGACACCTTTAATATGGTCTGTACCTTCAATGCATACTGCTAAAAGACCTATGCTTTGGTTTGACAAAGAAAAAGGTTACCAGCGCGAACTACGTTATGCTACAAACCAAAAAACACCCTTTGTAGATGAGCAAGAAGGTACATCAACATTAGGAAGAATTATTTTTGAAAATGGCAAACTGTATGTACCAAAAGAGCAGGTAGCTTTACAAAAATTTTTATCGTTGTATCACCCATATACATTAACAGGTAAAATTAAAGAGCATAAACCTGAAACTATTGCTGAAGACCAAGTGTATTCTATCGAGCTTGAATTAGAGGCGATGAACACTGCGGTTGCAATGGATATTGACCAGGCAGAAGCGATTTTGCGTGCAGAAATAGGATCTGCGGTATCTACGATGAGCTCTAAGGAGCTTAAACGTGATTTACTTGTGTTTGCTAAGAGTGAACCTGATTTGTTCTTAGAACTAGCAAATGACGACAACGTACATTTACGTAACATCGGTATAAAAGCTACAGAATTAGGAATTATTAATTTATCAGCAGACAATAGAACATTCTCTTACGGGAATACTGGTCGTAAATTAATGACCGTTCCTTTTGATGAACATCCTTATTCAGCGCTTGCTGCCTACTTCAAAACAGATGAAGGTATGGAAGTTTTGAATGCGATTGAAAAACGACTTTAAGTCATAAAGTAGGGGTCGTGCAAACGATCCCTATTTTTTTTAATATATAAAACTATGAGTGTAAGTGTAAACACTGTATATCAAAAAGTATTAGCCGTACTCAATAAAGAGAAACGAGGATATTTACCGCCAAACGAGTTTGAATATATGGCGAACATTGCTCAGATGGATATATTTGAGCAATATTTTTATGACCTAAATCAATTCATGCGTATACCTGGTAATGATGCCGGCCACGCTGATATGGTTAGTATGCTACAGGAAAAGATAGCTTTATTTCAAAAAAGTAAAGCTGCTGCAGATTTAAGTATTGCTTCAAACAAAATAACACTTACTTCTAACGATTTATATAGATTATCTTCTATTTACGTATCAAACGCAGAAGCAGATAAGGTAACAAAGAAAGAAGCTAAAGACATATTATTATCACCTTTAGCTACACCAACTGCTGATCGCCCAATGTATTACGAAGAAGATGGCGGTTACTACGTTTATACTTCTGCTGCACCTTTGTCTGCAGTAACTAATGTAGTTATTGATTATATTAAAAAACCTGCAGATGTGAAATGGGCATATACTGTTTCTCCTGCCGGGGCGCCTATATATAATGCTAGTGGGGTGGATTTACAAAATTTTGAACTACACGGTTCTGAAGAAACAGAATTAATATATAAAATTTTAGAGCTTGTGGGTATAGCATTAAAAGACCCAGGTCTTATACAGATTGGTGGCGGATTAGAAAATCAAAAAGTACAACAAGAAAAAGCATAATAGATGGGGCTACTAAACGAAAATGCATCGACTTATTACAATGGTAGTGATTATGGGAGTTACCAATTTATTACTATAAAAGATATTGTAAACAATTTTATGGTTGCTTATGTTGGCGAGGGTAAGCTTATACCTAAAGCTAAGCGTGCTGATGTAGGTTTTCATGCACAACGGGCTATTCAAGAGTTTAGCTTTGACACATTACCTTCTACAAAAGCTATAGAAATAGACTTAGGTCCTGCGTTAA